AAAATACCATCCAGAAGAACTATACAACTTAGCTGCTCAGAGCCATGTTGGAACTAGCTTCAAGCAACCTTCAACAACTTTAGAGATTAATACTATAGGAGTGGTTAATCTACTAGAAGCATTAAGGATAATATCCCCACAAACAAGATTTTATCAGGCTAGCACTAGCGAAATGTTTGGGGCGAATTCAACACAGCAATGGTCAGAGGCATATAACAGAATGGAGCAGTATCAGAACGAAGAGACTCCTTTTGCTCCTCAAAGCCCTTATGCAGTAGCCAAGCTGGCCAGTCACAGAATGGTTCATATATACAGAGAATCTTATGGACTATTTGCTTGTTGCGGCATTTTATTCAATCATGAAAGTCCACGAAGGGGAGAGAATTTTGTAACTCGTAAAATTACCAAATATTTAGCAGAATTAACTAATGGTTTTTTAAGTGGAGATAAATATGTTCCTTTAAAATTAGGAAATATTAATGCTTATCGAGACTGGGGTCATGCCAAAGATTTTGTACGAGTTATGCATCTTATGCTACAACAAGACAAACCACAGGACTATGTAGTAGCAACAGGAGAGACCCATAGCGTAAAAGACTTCCTATATCATAGCTTTAAATTATTCAACTTAAATTATGAAGAACATCTTGAAATAGACCCTTCTTTATATAGACCATCAGAAGTAGAATATCTAAAGGGGGATTCTTCTAAAGCCCAAAGATCGCTAGACTGGAAGCCAGAAATACCTTTCCAGGAATTAGTGGCTGATATGGTGTATTCAGATTTTGAATTGGCCAATCAAATAGCAAGAACAGGAATAGTTCATGTTTAGAAATTTTGGAGATCCTCAATATAAGAAATGGCGTAAAATTGTTTATGAAAGGGATAATTATCAGTGTCAATGGCCAAATTGTACCATGAAGAAAAGAATAAATGCTCATCACATTAAAACATGGGCGGGCTTTCCTGGTTTACGATTTGACACTAATAATGGAATAACATTGTGCAAATACCATCATGACCTTATTAAAGGTATGGAAGAAGATTATAGTCTAAGTTTTTTAAAAATAGTTTTAGCTAAAAATCAAAGGAAACAATCATGATCAAGCTAGAGTCTCCAATAACAATAACCCCTCCTCCGTTTACTAATGAAAATAATCAAGTAGTTACTCCAGGACCTATGACTTTTGACACTTTAAATATTTCTTATGTAGATACTCCATTTAATAAAAATGTAGTTGCTTATATCAATGGAATGCCAGGATCTTTCACATTGTTCTCCGGACAGCAGTATGATATTATTGGAAACTGGACTCAAGAACAAGCAGATCGAGCACTGAGATCACAGCTTGGTAATACAGCAGAAGAAATAAAAGAGACCCTACAAAGCTTATTCCCAAAAACATTAGAACAAAATCCAAATGGACCAGGATCGATTCTAACAGGTATGATTAGCTCACTCGGAATTAAGAGTACATCTAATTGTTCTTGTCGTCGTCATGCCCTAGAAATGAACGAAAAGGGACCAGATTGGTGCGATCAAAATATGTCCACCATTCTAAGTTGGCTCAAGGAAGAAAGTTCCAAACGTAATCTTCCATTTATCGAGATGGTAGCCAAAGCTATGGTACAAAGAGCTATCAGTAAATCTCGACGATTATCAGCCAAAGAGCAAAGCAATGAGCAAGCATGATGATTTTACTATTATTATAGATACCAGAGAACAACAACCCTGGTCTTTTGAGCATTACACTACAGCTAGTAGAAAACTAGATACTGGAGATTATAGCATTGAAGGACTAGAAGATGTTGTATGTATAGAGCGTAAAAAAAGTGTCAGCGAAGTTGCCAATAATCTCACAGAGTCCAGATTTGTAGATGTTGTAGATAGAATGAGTAGGTTCAAATACGCTTTCTTGCTTCTGGAGTTCGATCTTGCACAAGTTTTAAGTTATCCAATAGGATCTAATCTTCCTCGTAGACTTTGGGATAAGATAAAAATATCTCCAGCATTTATAGTCAAACATATTTTGGAATTACAACTAAACCATAATATTAAGGTGTTATTTTGTGGTTCTTCGTCTGATGCAGAACAAATGGCAGAGTATATCCTTAAGAAAGTTCACTATATTGAAAAAGTTCAATGATAAACAGATATTCGAAGATGCATGGTTAGGACTGGGAGATCTTTCTAAGATTATAATTCCTTCTAACCCTATGATAAATAGAGTTAAAGAAGATATAGAGAATCCAGATTTACATCTGATGAGACTATTAAGGAATCCTCGCTATTTAGGATCAACATGTAAATTACTTTTTGATATAGAGCTACATCCTATTCAGGTTGCTATTTTACAAGAATTTTGGATACGGTCTTTTCCTATGTATATAGCTAGCCGTGGTTGGGGAAAGTCATTCTTATTAGCCTTGTACTGTATTTTACGCTGTGCTTTTTTCCCTGGTACCAAAATCGTGGTAGTTGGTGCTGCTTTTCGACAGAGTAAGATTATTTTCGAATATATGGAAACTATCTGGAGAAACAGTTCTATATTACGTAGTATCTTTACGGGTAATGATGACGGACCAAGAAGAGATGTTGACCGATGTACTTTGAGATTAGGAGATAGTTGGACAATAGCTATTCCCATGGGAGACGGTAGTAAAATTAGAGGTTTAAGAGCTCATATTATTATTGCTGACGAATTTGCTTCTATATCTCCAGATATTTACGAAACGGTGGTTTCCGGTTTCGCAGCAGTTTCAGCTACTCCAATTCAAAACGTTAAAGAACAAGCTAAAAGATCTGCCATGACCGAAGCGGGTTTATGGAATGAAGAACTAGAAATTCTCAATACCAAAATGGGAAATCAAGCAATCGTATCAGGAACTGCAGATTATGGCTTTAAGCATTTTGCATCTTACTGGAGACGCTATAAAGGAATAATAGAAAGCGGTGGAGATAAACACAAATTAGAAGAACTATTTAATGGAGATATTCCTAATAATTTTAATTGGAAAGACTATAGTATTATTCGTATGCCATACGAACTAGTTCCAAAGGGATTCATGGATGATAAACAGGTATCGCGAGCAAAAGCAACTATTCATACGGGTATTTATAATATGGAATATGCTGCTTGTTTTGTTAGTGATAGTGAGGGCTTCTTTAAAAGAAGTTTAATAGAGAGCTGTGTTACATCTAGTTCCAAACATATTACAGTAAACAACAAGACCATTTTGTTTGAAGCAGCAATAAAAGGTAATCCTAATTTACGCTATGTGTATGGCATCGATCCGGCTAGTGAACAAGATAATTTTAGTATAATTATACTAGAAATTCATCCGGACCATTCTCGTATTGTATACTGCTGGACAACAAACAGAACCAATTTTAAAGATAGGCAAAAAAAGGGCCTAGTAACAGAACATGATTTTTATGGATTTTGTTGTAGAAAAATACGCAACCTTATGAAAATCTTTCCTTGTGAACGAATATCTCTTGATGCTCAGGGCGGTGGAGTTTCTATCGAAGAGGCTTTACACGATCCTTCCAAGCTAGAAGAAGGAGAGCATTTAATTTGGCCAGTTATTAATCCAGAAAAAAATAAAGACACAGACGATCAGCCCGGTTTACACTTGATAGAATTGATACAGTTTGCTAGAGCAGACTGGACAGCTCAAGCTAATCATGGATTAAGAAAAGATCTAGAAGATAAAGTACTATTATTTCCAGCATTTGATAATTTGACATTAGGCTTAGCCTTAGATGCTGAAGGTAAAGATATCATAAGCTCTGAGCTTAATCCAATTTATGATAGCCTTAGTGAATGTATCTTGGAAATAGAAGAATTAAAAAATGAATTAACTACTATAGTTATGAGTCAAACTAGCAATGGGCCTAATGCTAGAGATCGATGGGATACTCCGGAGGTTAAACTTCCAAACGGTAAAAAGGGAAGATTACGCAAAGATAGATATAGTTCTTTAGTAATGGCAAATATGGCAGCTAGGCAGCAACAGAGAGCCCTTCCACCAGTTCAGTATGATATTATTGGGGGTAACTTAAAAGACGTTGTAGAAAATAAGGGTCAATTATATAGAGGACCAGAATGGTTTACTTCAGCAGTAAATGAAGATATATATACTGGAATTTATAGACAATAGTGTATGATCTCTTATAATACTATTGTAATCCCATCACAATCATAACGTGGAATATTATGGCCAATAAACAGCCCACAAATCCCATCATTCAAGATGCAGCACCACATATCCCAGATCAAGCCTATATTGCTTGGGGAGATGACCTAGCCAGCAAACAGGAAGCTCTAAAAACTTCGTCTGAATCTTTAGACGAATTTACAATGGTACAACGATCCAAGGCTGGTAGATTTTACAGGGTAGATTATAGTAATCTTGATGGTAGCACAGGAGGTAGGCCAGGACTAACAAGAAGTGACTATGACTTCTTTAGACCAGATGAAGCAGTACCCAAGCGCATCAAAGATATTATGCGCAGATCTGATGAGATTTACCAAAAAGTCGGATTGGTCAAAAATGTTATAGATCTCATGGGAGATTTTGCTGTACAGGGAATTAATATCTGTCATAAAAACAAAAGAATAGAACGATTTTATAGACAGTGGTTTAAGAAAATAGGAGGAAAAGAACGTAGCGAAAGATTTCTTAACAATCTCTATAAAACAGGCAATGTTGTTATAAATAGACAAACGGGTAAACTTAGTCTTAAAGTTACAGATAAGTTATATAGAGCAGTAAGCTCCCCAGATCTTCAGATAGCAGATATGGATAGTGTGCAAGTAGAAAAAAGAGAAATTCCGTGGAAATATACTTTCATAGATCCGTCATTTGTAGATGTTGCTGCTGGTCCACTTTCTTCTTTTGTCTCTCAGAAAAGATACGAATTAACACTACCTGCTATTCTGAGAAAAATGATCAACTCTCCTCAGTCCGATGCTGAAAAAGAAATCATTAATAATTTACCTCCTCAGATAGTTCAAGCAGCAAAAGCAAAAAAACCATATCCTCTAGATCCACAAAAAACTTTAGTATTTCACTACAAAAAAGACGACTGGCAAACGTGGGCATACCCTATGGTCTATTCTATAATGGATGACATTACAGTTATAGAAAAACTTAAACTAGCAGACATGGCAGCTCTTGACGGGGCCATCTCTAATATTCGTATTTTTAAGCTAGGAAGTCTAGAACACAAGATTGCTCCTACCAAAGCAGCCACAGCAAAACTAGCTAGTATTTTAGGTAATAATGTTGGTGGAGGCACAATGGATTTAGTATGGGGACCAGATATTGAGCTCATAGAATCCAAAACAAGTGTTCATCAATTTTTAGGAGAAGGCAAATATGTTCCCCATATGAATAGCGTATATGCTGGTTTGGGAATTCCTCCCACATTAACTGGAACATTTGGAGCGGCCGGAACAACTAACAATTTCATATCTCTCAAAACCCTCACACAAAGACTTCAGTACGGTAGGGATATGCTTATTTCTTTTTGGGAGAAAGAGATTGAGCTAGTACAAAAAGCTATGGGCTTTAAATATGGTGCTAAAATAGAATTCGACAGAATGGACTTAAGTAATGAAGATGCTGAGAAAGCCTTATTGATTCAACTAGCAGATAGAAACGTAATTAGCGATGAGCTATTACAAACCAAGTTCGGCATAGATCCAGACATGGAAAAGAGTAGACTCAATAGAGAAACCAGAGAAAGAAACTCAGAAAGAATGGTTCCAAAAGCTGGACCGTGGAATGATCCTCAAGTTGAAAATGCTCTCAAGAAGATTGCTTTACAAACAGGTACCGTAACTCCTAGCCAAGTTGGTCTAGAACTAGAGAAAAAGAAAAGCGGAGAAAAAACAGCCTTAGAACAAAAAATCCCTCCTCAGTCTGGTCCTTCAACGAAGTTGGCAAATGATTCGCCAGAATCATTGCCAGGTATCCCCGGACAAGGCAGACCTAAATTAAGTAAGGATTCCGCACCCCGAAAAACTAAAAAGTTCTCGCCCCAGACTGGAGCTAGCCTAATGCTATGGGCTAATGAAGCACAAGATAAAATTAATGATATGCTTAATCCAATCCTATTAGACTTTTACAATAAGAAAAATTTAAGAAGTTTATCTAAAGCAGAGAGTAAAGAAATAGATTCGGTTAAAACCAAAATCCTATTCAGTCTCACACCTACCTGCACAATTGACCCAGACTTAATGACCAAAGCATTAGAGAACATTCATGCCAAAGAACACGCCACGGTTATTGGGGCTTATAATAATTGGCTAAAACCAATCAAAACAGAAATCAATAGAGATCTAACAGTTGACGAAATTAAGCAACTTAAGTCCTCTTTTTATTCTCTGGTGTATAATTCTTTGATCGAAAAATCTTATAACGAGGCTTAAAATGCATATTTTTGAACAAGAGATCAGCGATGGTCTTGAAGAAAAGCTTAAATCACAAGCTTCTATTTCATATGCTTGCGTTGTTGAACCTTCAAACAAAACAAATCATAGCGTTAAACACATAAAGAGTTTAGCGTCACTACAAGACAGTGACCTTTATTATGTTCAGTCTATTCTAGTTACTTCTAGCTGGAATAAAAATGATGATATTTTTGATAAAGATGAAGTTTGGGCAGCTAAACATACTCCAGAAGATAAGCCCACTAATCTTAATCATGACGAAAATGTTATAGTTGGCCATATTACATCAAACTGGCCCATTACTGATGACGGAGTCTTGATTGATGAAAATACTCCAGTAGAAAATCTACCAAATAAATTTCATATTTTAACAGGATCTGTTATATATAAAGGATTCTCTTCTGAAGAATTAATGAGTAGGGCAAATACTCTAATATCAGAAATAGAGTCCGGAACCAAATATGTTAGCATGGAATGTTTTTTTAAGGGATTTGATTATGGACTATTAAATAAGTCAAACGGTGAATTTAAAATTTTAAACAGAAATGCCGAAACAGCATTTTTAACTAAATATCTTAGATCATATGGTGGATTAGGAGAACATGATAATTATCAAGTTGGAAGAGTATTGAGAAACATAACCTTTTCGGGTAAGGGTTTTGTTGACAAGCCAGCAAATCCCGATAGTATAATTTTTACAAAAGATTCTTTTTTAAATAATTCAACAGAAATTTTTGCTAATTTATCAAATCTAGGTGTATTTGATAATCAGTCAACCTTAAATGTGGAGAACACGACTATGAATTCAAATGAAACAAAAACAGACACAGTAGCTTCAGTCGAACAGACCATTGTGGCAACACCGGATGTTGTTGCAGAAACAACTGTTACAACAGAGACGGTCGCAACAGACACAAGCCTTATGGATAATCTACAAATCAGAATAGTTGAACTTGAATCTCAGGTCGCTTCTCAATTAGAAATGATTGAAGCTGCCAAGAAGATGAAAGAAGAAGAAGAAAAAAATGAAGTAGAAGATAAAAAGGAAAGTAAAAAAGAAGAAGATAAAGAAGAAGAAACAGAAGCAGCCAAGAAAACAAAACAAGAAATGGCCAAAAAAGACGAAGAAATGAAAAAGGTCAAATCTGAACTAGATGCTGCTCTAGAAGCCATTGCTGGATATAAGATGAAAGAAGTAGAAATGGCTAAAAAAGAAAAGAAGATGAAAAGAAAAGCTTCTCTAATTGACAATGGTGTTGATACTGAGTCAGCAGAAACCGTTGTAGAAAAATTTGAAACTATGGCCGATGATGCTTTTGAGGCTATGACCAGCTTGTTGGCTGGTAAGATGCCACCATGGTTGGAAAAGATTAAAAAGGGCGACGATAAAGAAGACGATAAAAAAGCCAAAGACAAGAAGAAAGCATCAGAAACTTCTGCTGATACAGAAGCACTAGACACAGTTGAGGTAGTAGAAGAAGTTAATCTTGGCGTTGGCGGAGAAACCGAATCTTCGGTAGACACCACCAGAGCCGCATTAATCGATTTTGTAAGTAGCAGATTAGGTAAAAAATAACTATTAATAGGGAGAAACTGAAATGGCTCTAAAACCAGATCGTATCGAAGCTCGCACAGATATTTCTTTTTTCATGAACACAGTTGCAGAAAGAGGCGGCGTAGCTTCTGTTGTAACTGGTGGTGCCGGAGTAGCTATGGACGACGCTAATGCTGTCGTTGGCTATGCCTCAGCCGTCTCGGGTGCTCTACCCGTTGGCGTTCTAATGAACGACGTTGTAAATATTGATTTAACCAGACAGCACATCAACTGGTACAAAGACGAAGTCCAAGTCGGGGGTAAGGTAACTCTTCTCCGTCAGGGACAAGTCACTACTAACATGGTTGTATCTGGAAATACTCCAACAGCAGGTGTCGGTGCTTACGTAGGCGCTAACGGCTTACTTAGTACTTCATCCACAAACGCTGTTAAAGTAGGTACATTCCTTGGTAGTAAAGACGCTGACGGTTACGTTAAAGTAGACATCAACATTACTTGATTTTAGAGGAGAGAAAAAAAATGGCATCTAATACAAATAAGTTCCAACCCACTGCAGAAGTTACTGAACTACTAGTTCGTTCTGGTTCACCAGATCGAGAAGTAGCTCTAGCAGCTAACAGAGAGTTTGCAAAAGCTCTCGAATTGCCCCTTCGTCAAGGATTGTTAAGTGGTAACATCCTCGACAATATTTTTGAACCCATCCAATTGGCTCAGAGTGCAACTCCTGAGTTTCCATTGGACTTCATCGCTCCTGGCACAGAAAAGGACTTCGTAGCCTATACTGTACCAAATCATGGATATATTCCAGAGCGTCACGTTGAAAGCGATTACGTCATGGTTCCAACCTATGACATCGGCGCTTCAATTGACTATCTCTTGAAGTATGCTCGTGATGCTCGCTGGGACGTTGTTGGTCGTGCTATGGAAGTCCTAGAGGCTTCATTTGTTAAGAAGATGAACGACGACGGCTGGCACACACTAATGGCCGCTGCTGTTGATCGTAATATCGTAGTATACGACAGTGACGCTAATGCTAATCAGTTTACCAAGAGACTAGTCAGTCTCATGAAGACAGTTATGCGTAGAAACGGTGGTGGTAACTCTGCTAGTACCAACCGTGGTATTCTAACTGATCTTTATGTTTCTCCAGAAGCTATGGAAGACATCCGTAACTGGGGTATCGATATCGTTGACGAGATTACTCGTCGTGAGATCTATACCGCTGCCGACGGTACTCTTAACAGAATCTTCGGAATCAACTTGCACGACAGAGACGAACTAGGTGTTGGACAAGAATATCAACTATTCTATACCAATACTCTCAGCGGCACACTACCAAGTGGTAAGGGTGAAGTTGTAGTTGGTCTTGATCTACGCAAGAGAGACAGTTTCATCATGCCAGTTCGCCAAGAAGTCCAGATCTTCGAAGACGAGACACTACATCGTCAGAAGAGAGCCGGTTTCTATGGATGGGCCGAGCAAGGCTTTGCTGTTCTAGATAACCGTAGAGTTCTACTTGGTGCTCTCTAATCAAGTTAGTTAACTTAACCTAATCAGCTATGAAAGTCAGGGCTGGGCCTAAAAACCCGGCCCTGCTTTTTTATGTAAGGTGTACTATAACTATATCTATCTAATTATCTGTTTAAATAGGATAACAATACTATGCCTGCAAGTAAATACGATTTTTCTATCGAGCAGGGAACATCCTTTAAATTAGCATTAATCTACAAAGACCCTAATAATAATCCTTTCAATATTACGAATTGGTGTGCTAGACTTGTTTGGACAACAGACGATGGAGCTATGCAAATTTTTTCTACAGCAAATACAGATCATAGTATTTATAAGTTTGATATTATTGGAGTTGATGGGAAATTATTATTGCAGATTCCCGCTAATACCACAAATGGATTCATCTTTAATAAAGCAAAATATGATCTTGAATTAGAAAGTCCTGAAGATATGTATGCTGGAGGAGGAAAAGAGATTATCAGATTAATATTTGGAACAGTTAAAATCACTCATAGATTTAGTGAAAATGAAACCCTTTTGGATTGTCAAACATGAACGACTTTACTGTAGTACTTGAGAATATTCAACCCAATATTATTTCTATAGAAACTAGTTTTTTAGATACTGTTGGAGTGGTGGAGATAGAGAGATTCTCATCCGCTGGTGTAAGTATACTAAGTAGATCAGCTATTATTGGAGTTGGTGATTTACCAGATATTCCTTTTAGTAAAATTATTGGAAATTTAGACGTATCTAGGATCAGTGGACTAGACCACTATTTAGACCATTACAACTTCGACTGCGGTACCCCATAAAAAATTTTTTAAAATATCGGAGACTATTAAAATGCCAGCTTTAACTACTATTCAGCTCAGAAGAGGATCATCAAGCCTATGGGCAGCTTCTAATAGCCCACTAGCTCAAGGAGAGCTTGGTTATGATACAACAATTAAAAAGTTTAAGATAGGCGATGGTACTAGTCTCTGGAGTAGTTTATCTTGGGCAAATATAACGGGTACTGATTTTGTAGGAACTAGCGGTATAAATGTATCTTATGCTTCAGCTTCAGGAACCATGACAGTATCAGTTACTGGATTAAGTTCTAGCTATCTTAGCGATTTTAGTAGCGCAGTTAGCGGACTACTTCCAGTAAAGAGCATTATTGCCGGAAGCAATATCACCGTAACTCCAACAGGAGATAAAGGTTTTGTTATTAGTTCGCCTGTTAATTCTGATACTGTTAAAGATCTAATTGGATCTACAATTACTGGAGTAAGTGGAATTAAAGCCAGCTACGACAATACTGGTAAGATAGAAACAATCTCGGTTACTGGACTAACTAGTTCTTATATTGGAGATTTTAATACTAGTGTTAGTGGATTGGTAAGCGGAGTATATGCTCCACTAAATAGTCCAGCATTGACTGGAACTCCAACAGCTCCAACCGCTGCTGCTGATACGAACACAACACAAATTGCTAGTACAGCATTTGTTATTGGACAAGCTTCTTCAAGCAATCCTTTAATGGACGGAACTGCTGCTGTCGGAACTTCCAAAAAATATTCGAGAGAAGATCACGTTCATCCAACAGACACAACAAGAGCAGCATTGTCTGGAGCGGCTTTTACAGGATCGGTTAGTATTCCAAGTGGAACTGGTAATTTTAATACTTTAACTGTTGGTAATACGGCAGTTAGTTTGAGTGGACATACCCACACAAGCTCTAACATTACCGACTTCAATAGTGCAGTTAGTGGATTAATGGGAGTTAAGGGTCTGGTTGGAACTAGCGGTATCGGAATTACTAATAATGCTGGTACTCACACTGTTGCTATCACCGGTATCCCCAGTTCACTAATTACAGACCTTGGCAATATTGCTACTACAGAAGTTATTGGAAGAACAGGAATAGCTCTTTCTTATGACGCTGTTTACGATAAGATGTATATTGACACTACTGGAGTATCTTTTAGTGGACATACTCATTCTTGGAGCAATATTACAGACGCTTCAACAAAAGCAACACTAACAGAACTGTCCTATCTGTCTGGGGTTGTTCCTGGTACAGCTAGTTCTGGCAGAGCATTAGTTGTTGATAATAGTAAAAATTTAACAGGAATTAATACTCTAACAACCGTCAGTGATGTTATTGTTGGAGGAAATTTAACTGTTCAGGGAACCACAACAACAGTTAATAGTAGTACAATTAATATTGGCGATAATATTATAAGAGTAAATACTAGTGGTTTGTCTACTGGAGGTATGGAAGTTTATACTGGTAGTACTACTCAGTCTATCGTTTGGAATAATGTTTCAAATCGATGGGAATTTAGTGGTGGTAATGTTTATACTAGCGGTAATTTTATCGGAAGTTTGAGTGGTAATGCTAGTACAGTAACTAATGGTGTGTACACTACAGATACTGGCACAGTTACCAGCACAATGATTGCAAACGACACGATTGTTAACGCTGATATTAATAGTTCTGCTGCTATCGCATACAGTAAACTAAATCTATCCACAAGTATAGTAAATGCAGATATCTCGAATTCTGCAGCAATTGCCGATAGTAAGCTTGCTACAATTAGTACAGCAGGTAAAGTTAGTAATAGTGCAACAACAGCGACCAATGCAAATACAGCATCGGCTATAGTATCTAGAGATGCTAGTGGTAACTTTAGTGCTGGAACTATTACGGCTAGTTTAAGCGGTAATGCTACTAGTGTCACAAATGGAGTATACACTACTGATACTGGCACTGTAACCAACACCATGTTGGCCGGAAGCATAGCTAATGGCAAACTTCTTAACAGTTCAGTAACGATTGGTTCAACAGCAGTATCCCTAGGATCAACCGTTACATCATTTTCTGGACTATCCACAGTCACCGCAACAACATTTGTTGGATCTTTAAGTGGAACAGCTAATAATGTAGTAACCAATGCTAATTTGACTGGTCCAATAACAAGTATTGGTAATGCTACAACAATATCTACCGGAGTAATAGATAATACTCATATTAGTGCTACAGGAGCAATAGCTTACAGCAAATTGAATCTTTCTTCTAGCATTATGAATGCTGATATTAATAATTCAGCAGCAATTGCTTATAGCAAACTTAATCTAGCAGGAAATATCGTTAATGCCGATATTAATGCTGCAGCCTCTATCTCCTACAGTAAGCTTAATTTGAGTAGTAGCATAACTAATAGTGACGTTGCAACCAACGCCTCTATCTCTTACAGCAAACTGAATCTAGTTTCTGGAATTACCAATAACGATATTAGTGCTACTGGAGCAATTGCTTACAGTAAATTAAATCTATCTACTAGTATCGTAAATGCAGACATAGCAACATCTGCTGCCATCGCTGATACCAAACTTGCTACAATTAGTACGTCTGGAAAGGTTAGTAATAGTGCCACCACTGCTACTAGCGCTAACACTGCTTCTGCTATCGTGGCTCGTGACGCTAGTGGTAATTTTACAGCAGGAACCATTACTGCTAGTCTAAGTGGTAATGCAACCAGTGTTACAAATGGCGTTTACACCACAGACACAGGCACTGTTACAAACACCATGTTGGCTGGTAGTATAGCTAATGCTAAATTATTAAATAGTTCAGTTACTCTGGGCTCAACTTCGATTAGTCTTGGAAGCACGGTTTCTACTATAGCTGGATTAACAAGTATTAGTGGAGTTAGTGCAGCAAGTCCCACGACCCTTGTCTACTGCTTAATTGATGGCGGAACACCATAATATTAAAAACTAAAACGGTAGATATAAATGACAATAAAATTATTTTACAATAATGGTAAAGTATTTAGCAATAAAAACTTTAAAATTTTCACTAATCAGAGTATTAAGACCTTTAATACCACATTAACAATATCTTCTGGAAGTTCTGTTTCTGGTAATGGAGTCACATTATCTGGAACAAATGGATCAAGCATTAGTTTTAATCAAGTACAATTAATTAATAATCCTTTAGACTTTACAGATATTAGAATTTATATTAATAGTTTATATAGCTATAGAATAACAACATACACAGAAGTTGTCTCAGCTAATGGAGCATTTTCTTTAACCACTAATCTTGGATATATATATAGAGCTACTTTTGGATCAGGAACAAATAATGGACCATACAGAAGAATTGATTTTTAAAAAAATACTATGAAAGGAAAAACAAGACATGCCCTCATTCTATAGTTTTGGTAACAAGTGGTCTGTTAAAAATAACAAAGCTACAGTTAGAAATAGCTTAACATCAGACGTTAATACTGTTAATATAGATCAAGCTGTGTGGGATGGTAGTAATAATGTTACGTCTGTTGGTACTAACGGACGACCAAGCTATTATGGTTGTTATGATATGAATGGTAATGTATTCGAATGGAACGATACCAATAACATACCCTCCGCTAGAAGAGGTATCAGAGGAGGATTTTGGGGCTGTTGCAATAGAGGCCCTTATGGTTTGGGTTCTGATGATTTTTGGGACTATATTGCCGCTGAAAGATATGGTACTTTTGGTCTTCGAATAGCTAGTCTAACTAATTCAGACAATTTACCAAATTTTGTGCTGGTGGGAGATGCCGGGAATAGTAACGATACTGTTAGAAATAGATGGAACAATAATCGATACGGAGCAGTAGCTTACGAATACTATATTAATAAGTTTAAAGTCACTAATGATGAATATACTCTCTTTTTAAATAGTGTTGCTTCAACAGACACATACTTACTGTATTTTACTACACAGTTCGAAAGTCAGCAGATTAGAGGTATTATCAGAACCGGATCCCCAGGTAGCTATGTATATTCTGTTAAAAATAATTATGGAAACAAACCATTCACTAACATTAATTGGTTTACTTGT